TGTTGCGATGCGTTTTGGACGTTGGGTTGCTGCTCGGCATTAAGGTTTGCCAACTGGGTCTGGACATCTGTAGTAGCTTGAAGCTGCTGCGTGCCTTGCTTTGCGGCCAAGTTTTGCTGGCCCACATTTAAATTAGCTTGTTGGTTTGCCAACGCCGCTTGCATAGCTTGTGAAGCGGTCATCCCACTGGCTTGGAGTTTATTAGCTGCGTTTTGAACGGCTGTTTGCTGTTGCGCAGTCAGGTTTTGTTGACCCACAGTCAACTCAGATTGTTGGTTTGCTAAGGCTGCTTTCATGGCTGCGTCAGCACTCATCCCTTTTGCTTGTAGTGCATTAGCCGCGTTTTGAACGGATGTTTGCTGTTGCGCGGACAAGTTCTGCGTGCCTACCGTCAACCCCGCTTGTTGGTTTGCCAGTGCCGCCTGCATGGCTTGTTGCGAAGTCATCCCGCTGGCTTGAAGCTGGTTAGCTGCGTTTTGGACTTCAGCTTGTTGCTGCGCCGTCAGGTTCTGTGTACCAACGGTTAAGCCTGCCTGTTGATTGGCTGTTTGTGCCGAAAGTTTAGCCTGCTGCTCTGCGTTAAATTGGGATTGAGCTTGCTGGTATGCATTTTGCAAACCTGTGGCTTGAATATCCCCCATCTGAGTTTGCAAGTTACGCGCAGCCTCTGCATTTTCAATGGCTTGCCGCGAACCCCCAAAGGCTCCAGCCCCAACTGCTTTTGCGCTGCGCTGGGTTCCGGCAATATCCGCTGAGCGTTGTGCTTCGCGTTGTTGTTTTTCAATGACACCTTGAATGTAAGGCGACATGTACGCATCAGCCGTTCCGGGCTTAGCAAAACTTTCAGCAGAAACTTTTTCTGCTGGCCCCATTTGAGCGGCTTTAATTTGGGCTGCTGTTACCGCATTTGAGGCAACTTTATCGGCTGGCCCCATTTGGGCGGCTTTGATTTGCTCCGCAGTTATTGCATCTGAAGTGACTTGTTTAGTTGCCCCCATTTGGGCGGCTTTGATCTCGTCTGCCGTTACCGCATTTGACTTAACCTGATCGGCTGCACCCATCTGGTTGGCCGTAAGCGCGGCAATCCCTTTTGCCTGTGCAGCTTTTGTGGTGGCCTCGTTTATTTTTGTTGTGCCAACATCTTTAGGCGCTTCAACTTTTGCGGCAGCAGCTTCTTTGGCGGTGTACCCTTGGGCTGCTGCCTTTTCTGCTGCGCCTGCGCTTGCGGCAGTGCCGGTGGCCGCATCAGCCTTGGTGGCGGTGTACCCCAAAGTACCGGGGGCAGTAAACTCGTTTGTTGCCTTTGTGGGGTCGTACTTTAAGTCTTGCATTTTGGTTGCAAGCCCTTCCAACCCAGTGGCCGATGCTTGGGATGCAGCGTTTACGCCTAAGTCTTTAGCCCCCGTAAAGGCTTGTTTTTGCAAATCGGTGAACTGTGCTTGACGATCACCTTCGTACTGGGGAACTTCTTTAAGCCCCGCAATAACGGGCATCCCCTTTGCATCAACCACAGGGACTTGAATTGGCTTACCGTCTGCATCTAATACGGGTTTGCCGTCTTTATCTAATTTATCCTCCATCTGGTAGTCATAGATGGAAGCCGCCGCCATCCCCAACAGATTTTGCCCGTAAGGGGCAATTTCCGGTGCAAAGCCTGTTTGGTTTAGGTATGTTGCGTCTTGTGTCGCCATGATTCGTCCTTATGCGGGGAGGTGTTTAGCAGAGCGGGTGTTAGCTGCTACTTTGTTTTTGCCGACTGTTTTCCTACGCCCCTTTTGGATTCGATCCATCATGGCGTAAAGTTGCCGCGCTCCAGCTTCCGTAGAGCCGTTACCTAATTCAGAAACAATACGTGCGGGAACAACAAACTCCCCATCGGCCAACCTTGCTGGTTGGCGCTGTCCAATTGTAGCGGGGATGCTGTCAGAAACGCCATCGCCGGGGCCGCGTAAAAGCCTGCCGCCATCCGAGTAGCCGCCTAGTGAGCCAAGCCCGCCGCCAGCCATGCCGGTCATACCACCATCAGCAAAAGCGCCGTAGCGCATACCGCCCATATTGCCGCCAAAAGCTTGGTTTTGTTTTCCTGAAAATTGGGCTGCTTGCATCGCTTGTTGCGGTTGTGTGTCTGCTCCGCCAAATCCGCCATACTGACTGGCTAATGCCTGTTGATACCTTTGTGCATACTTATCAAAGCTTTTGGCTTCGTCGCTACTTTGGTAATCCTGTTGTGCTTTTTGCATAGCTTGAAGCCCGGGACTATTCTGGAAGTCTTGCTGAACTTTTTGTAGAGCTTGGAAACCGGGCAGGCTTTGCTTTTGTTGTGACAAGAAATTAGGGTCTGGTGGTTTCATCCCACCTTGCTGAATACCGTTGCCACCGCCAAAACCACCACCTTGTAGTCCCGCAGTCTGATACTGCCCACCACCGCCCAAGCTACCCAAGCCGCCACCGCCGCCACCGCCGCCACCGCCGCCACCGCTGCCAGGCGTGGCCGTGCCGATCTCGTAGACGGACGCGCCATCCAGCCGGTAGTCGCCAGCGGGATACGGGCGATCGAGGCGGTAGTCGAAGGTGACATCGATCGCCGGGGCGGCGGCCTGGTCCATCTGCTCGCTCACGCTGTTGGTGAGCAGCTTCACCTGCACGGTCTCGCCAGCGATGTGCTGGGTTCGGTCGTAGCCGTTGGCGACCTGGTAGAACAGGATCACGCTGCCGGCCTCGTGCTTGTCCGGCAGGCTGTCGCCGCAGCCGCGGCCCAGGTCGATAGTGTTCGCATCCAGATCGACCGCGTCGACGCGGACCAGCTCGCCGTTGACCAGTGCCATGTCACCCACCTGTACGGCGGCCATGTTCTTCGCGTTCGTGTAGCCGATGCCGACCTGCAGGCCCGGCTCGATCGTGCCGGTCAGCGTGCAGCTGGGGCAGAACTCGCCTTCGTCCACTTCGTCGTAGGCGCCGCCGTCCGGCGCCACCAGCATGGTGAAGTTGCGCATGCGGCCGGGGTTGCTGGCCGCGGCCACCACGTAGCCCGCATCCTCCGGCAACGCGGCGAAGTCGGGCGCGGGCATCCTGGCGACCACGTCGATGTAGGGCGCCTCAAAGGCGACCTGGTCGACAAGGTCGGCGGGCGTGGTGGGCGGGCGTGGATCCTCGCCCAGCTCGATGCCGCCGTACACCGTCTGCGGCAGGCTGTAGATGTCCACGCCCAGGCTGAGCTTGACCGCGCCGGACTTCAGCTTGCCGTTCTTTACCTCCCCGACCAGGCACACCATGTCCGCGATGCCGCGCTTCGGCAGTTGCAGCCGCACGTACTGGTTCTTGCGGAGCTTCGCCAGCCAGGGCATGACGTCCAGCTCGAACAGCCCGCCCGGCGTGATGCTGGCCAGCAGCTCGCGGAGCGCCACCATCAGCGCAATGCGGCCGATCGGGATCTCCGGGTACTCGAAGGTCTGGTGGATCTCGCCAAAGCGCGCAATCAGGCCCATCGCGCGCGTGGGCGTGGTGATGATCTTTTCCTTGCGCTCCGGGTCGAAGTACTGCACGGAGACGCTGTTGACCGCATCATCCTGCGTGGTGGGCGTGAACTTGAAGCTGAGCACGTCGGCATCGGTGATGACCGGCAGGTCATCCAGCACGTACTCGCCGTTGGCGATGTCGAGGTGCCACAGTCCGTCGTCGAAGCTCTGCGAAAAGCTGCAGCCCGCCACCTTCTCGATCCGCCGGATGAACTCGCGCGGGCTTTCTTCCATGCGCTTGCGGATCGTGCACACAACCAGCGGGCCGCTCACCGTCTCAATCCCGCTGCAGGGCAACGCAACCCCGCAGTGGGCCGTCATGCCTGTCCTGGTGGTGGCGGCGGAGACGATTTACGAAGAGGTAGAGGCGTGGTTCGACAACGTGACCTTCAGCATCCACGAGGTGCCGACGCCATCGACGATCTTCGTCCCTGACCATATCGATTTCGACGCCGGCCTGACGGGGTGGGTGCAGCGGTCGGGCATGACAGGAACCGCGATTGATCCGACAGTCGCAGTGTCCGGCGGTGAGTTGGCGGCAACGATCAACTCGTTCAGTTTCAGGCACGTCACCTTCATCAACGAAGACCCGATCACCACGGCGGACACGTCAGGCAAAATGATCGGCGTTTCCGGCGATCTTTGGTCGAACGATCCGATGGTGGTTCGCGGGGTCCCCTACGGCGGCATCTGCCTTGGCGTTGCGTCGAAATTCGCGGGGGTTTACAGCTTCCACCCGGTGACCGCGTTCCTGCGTGGCGACTGGACCCCGCACGAAGGGTGGCGCCGGATCGACTACCACGCGGACCGGACGTGGCACGCTGCAGTGCAGGTGTCGCACCACGCGGGCCTCTACTTGCCCGTGACCTCGAAGGTTCGCAACCTGCAAGTGCGCGTCACCGACGCGGTGGTGGACTTCTGACATG